AATGATGAATTATATGCGACAGGATCTATTATTGTAAAACAATCTCCTCTATCTTCACACATTTGAATTGCTTTAGTAATTATTACAGCATGATTACTATAATTATTAACTAGGCCAGGCAACAACAATAAATTAATATCATATTCGTCTTGATTACGTAATAGGTTAATTGCATCTTCATATGATGTTTTACCTTGAGCCGCGGTACCTAAATTATATCCTTGAGTATTTGTATTACTTATATCTTTATAAAATCCCTGTGGATGTTGTACTGTTCCATCAGAGCCTCCGGAGAATGAACCTCCATATGATCCNCTTCCATTAACTGGTAGACTTCCTGTAAATGCTCCGTTTCTAATATTACCATTTGAATCTAGATAATTATAAGTCTTCTCAATTGTTTCTACTCTTACATATTTAGATTTATTTGGATATGAACCAGATAATTGCAGGAATGGTGTTGTACCTCCCGAATCCCTTAATGTATATATTTGGTCTCCTAATACCTTAGCAATATATTGTGGTGAATTAGGATCTAATGTTAAATTATTCCATTGTTCTAAATATGTTTTCCGTTTCGATGTATCATCACCTCTTCGAATATATACACTAAATGTACCTTTATTATCATTTCGATTTGCAATTTCATATCTAAAATTATCTACAGATCCAGATTTTAATACACTATTAGTGCCAATTGGACCGACACTATTTAATGTAGACCCAAAGCTTAATGCATGTAAGTTAAAAGAAGCAGATGCCATACCATTATGACCGCCCTGGAATTGTTTCATTGACATTGAATTGGATGATGTTGCTATAGTCGGTATAAAATCGGAATCTAGACAATTATATGTGTCCTCTTTACCTTTATAATCCATTGTTATTACAACACTACCTTGCGTTACAATACTAGCACTCATATTTAAATTATGCAATGATCCACTATTATTAATAGTATTACGTAAACTTTCAGATGGGCTATATTGAATAATTGAACTAGTTGGGATATATAGGTTAGTAGCAGTATTTGCATTCACTGCTGGGTTCCATCCAGATCCTGTAAATACAAATGCAACCGTTCTGGCAGATCCGCTAGTATATATAGATTCTCCTACTGTAAATGAACAAGATGCTTCGATGAGCCCGGTGCCTAATACATCATCCGAAACAAATGTAATTGATGCTGATGCAGCTGCTCCTCCGCCAACAATATTAGGATCACATGAAGTAGAAACTTCTGTTGATGCTGCTGAATATCCACCTGCTAATATTCTAACAACGGTTAAAGTATTACCTGATTTTAAGTATTCTTTTGCTGTATATGATGTTAGATATGCATATTTAGCTTCTACATCTCCAGATCCACTTGTAAATGTATCGCCGAACACTTGTTGATATTCGGAATAGCTAGATACTTGTGTAGGAACCATTGCAGGACCTTTAACAGTTGGTCCTATGACTGCAGCCCCTATTGCAGCAATACCAGCTGGTAAAAATGATTGATCTATTTCGTTAGTAAATACTCCTGGGCTTACTATTTTTTCTGCCATAGTTTAACTTCTATTCTGGGAAAGCTGCTCCGGTTGGTAAGATATTGAAATCAATAATTATGAATTCTGCAGTCTTGGTTGGTTGCAAGAATATTTGTCCCACCATTTGATTTCTATCAATTACATCTGGTGTATTATTGGTTTCGTCCATTACCACTTTAAATGCATACAATCCTTGTCTTTGTTGTACTGATTCTAAATAAGGATTAACTATATTTAAAAATCTATTTCTGGTTGCAGATGTATTTTGTTCGAATACTAGGAACCTGGTTGCAGATGCAATAAATTTCTTAGCGGCTATTAATAATCTTCTAACATTAATCCTATCTAATGCACTAGCCTTTTTCTGTAATGTCTTTTGGCCATATACTACTACTCCAGAATTAGGAAAAGTTGCTATCGGATTAATATTACCATCATATAATGTATCACGATTTGCATGCGTTAATTTTCTTTCTGCTTGTACGACTGTTTCCAATCCACCTCTATTTAGGCCGGCAGGTGCAAACCACTCAGCTGCTACTTGATCATTAAATGCATATACACCAGGTAATAATGTTGATGGCGGAACCCATACATAATTTCCTACAGCGCTATCATATATCTGTAGCCATGGATAATACATTGCAGCATAACTACTATCATATGAATCGGCTTGCGTGGTTGCTTCTGATAAACTTGCGTTATACATGGTTGGGTCTACAACTGTAAAACAATCTCCTCTGTTTTCGCACATTTGAATTGCTTTATTAATTATTACGGCATGGTCAGAAGCGTTATTCATCAATCCAGGTAAAGCTAGTATATTAATATCATATTCATCTTGATTACTTAATAGGTTGATTGCATCTTCATATGAAGTTTTGCCGGTACTTGCTCCTGATAAAACAAATCCTTGAGAATTTGCATTAGTGATGTCTTTATAAAATAATTGCGGACTAGTAATGGTTCCATCACTTCCATTTGCAAATGTTCCTGAAACTGCTGCTGGCAATGATCCGGATGCACTTCCTACACGGACATTACCATTTGAATCTAAATAATTATATGTCGCTTTAACACTAGATACTCTTACATATTTAGATTTATTTGGATATGAACCAGATACTTGTAAGAATGGCGTAGTGCCGGCGCTGTCTCTTAATGTATATACTTGATCACCTAATACCTTAGCAATATATTGTGGCGAATTTGGATCTAATGTTAGGTTGTTCCATTGTTCAAGATAAATTTTTCTTTTAATGGTATCATCGCCTCGTCTAACATATAAACTAAATGTACCTTTATTATTATTTAGATTTGCAATTTCCCAACGAAAATTATCTATAGAACCAGATAATAATGCATTATTTGTGGTTGAATCTAAGGTCGATCCTGAACCAGCTGCCGATGCAGCTGGTCTACCACTATTTAAAATTGCTCCTTCTGATAATGTATGTAATTGGAATGCAAATCCTCCGGCACTTGCAGTTACATATGAATTAGCCTTTGAATAAGCACCTGCTAATATTCTCGTAACTGTTAATGTATTGCCGGCTGCAAGATATGATTTAGCTGCATATGATGTTAAATATGAATATTTAGCCTCTGCTGTTCCGGAACCACTTGTAAATGTATCTCCAAATATTTGTTGGTATTCTGAATAACTAGATACTTGAGTTGGTACTAGCGCTGGTCCCTTAACGGTTGGACCTATAACCGCAGCACCGATGGCTGCTATCCCGGCTGGTAAAAATGATTGATCTACCTCATTGGTAAATACGCCGGGGCTTACTATTTTTTCTGCCATAATTTATTCCCTTATTAGTTTTGTTCGGCTGGTCTAAAAACTCCACTTTCAAGATCTAACGATCCCACGCCATACTTCTTAGTTAATGAATCTACTAGATCCATTTCCTTTTTTTGTAATGCATTAACATCATCTTCTAGCTTTGCTTCTAGCTCATCTAATTGTGTTAATCGCTTGCGAGTCATTAACGTTTCCATGCGTACTTGACCAAATTCTAAAATTTTTGTTTGATTGTTTTCTCGTAAAGAATTAATTTCTGTTATTTCTTCTTCTGTAAACTTNATTTCTTTTGACATTTGCCTTGTATTTTGATATTTAATAAATAAAATTAATCAAATATAAATATGATACAAAACTACTAAACCGGTCGTTTACTGATCGAAACTTCTAAAGGTTTTATCAAAATTTCCATTAGTATTATCTGGATAGCCTTTTTTCGGAGTCCCAAAGGATACATTCATTGCTTTCGCATCATTTGCAGCCGTTTCTTCATTTGTAAATGTTATACGTTTTAAAGAATATGCTTTCTTAAATGTACTTTGATGTAATTCAGATGTCATTAATAATGTTGCTTTAGCCGTTAATGGTAATGTAGCTCTTACCACTCTATCTTGGCCTGTATCATTTAAAGTATCAAATGTATAATCTGAAATGTATGTATTGAACTTCCATGTATCGCCCCAAGCAAAGCCACCCGTAGGCATTATTTCTTCTATTACTTTATTTAATTGTTCAATATATTCACACCATATAAATAATTCATATGTAACGTCAACATATTCTGGTATTGCACTTATATAATATTCATCACTTGGCTTTACTCCTCGTAATACCGAAAATTGATCGTATTGATTATTTTTAGTATAATTACTTTTAAACATCATAGAATTGCCATCCGGATTAATATTAACATCTAATTTTTTTAATGAATCTCGTTCCGTAATAGTGTTACGTTTTAAGGTCATTAATGGCGTCATTAATTTACCTTTACCATCTCGCATATAGCCATGTTTTTGAATCTGGCTCCATTTTTCTCCACTTGCATATAATAACGGAACATCTATCATTTTATTATTTTCCGGTATNTGTGGNTTAATTACTTTTTGTAAGTAATGCATTATGGCATAATCGACATCATATATAGTACACGCAGGTGTCTTAATCGTATCATTATCCCGACGTATTTGAGATGCGCGATTAGGAGTTTCCTGAATAGGCGATGCCTTCAGTTCATCATCTTTACCAAATGTGCTATATGTTTTATCTAATTTTGGTTTTCCCATTAATCACTACGTTTTTGATATTCATTATTTATACCACTTCTTACACGCGTTAAATCAACTTTATTTCTTCTGGTTACATGGGCATCACATATAATTGATACATTATATCCAAATTCTCCTATTTCGTTATCCACATGGCCTAATAAGGTACTAGGATTTCTTCCACCCCAATAGTCACCAGATCTAACAACATCTATTTCATAATACTCATTGTTATATTCAAATATGTCTCCAATTTCAGGTACTACATTTAAATCTTTAAGATCGTCACGGAGGAATGCAAATGTAGACATACGTGTACCTTCTAACCCAAAATCATCCGATGCCATATCTAATGGCTGTCGATCTATTAAAGCACGTAATTTAACTGGTTGATAATATGTCTTACCGGTGACTGACTCTCCATATATATTTTCTCTGGTTTCGCTAAGTACTATATGGAACCATAGCAATTCTACATCAATATATCTATTGATTAATTCTTTATTGATAGATCGTATTAACGATGCATCTCTTGCTGATCCAAATAATGCCATATATTACCCTACGTATATTTTTAATGGTATCTTATTCATCTGTTGTTGTAGCGCATCTGATTCTGCTTGTTTTCGTTCTAACTGCGCTTGCC